CAGTACCAAGTGGAGCAACGCTGGACATTAGTTCTGCCACGCTTACACCTCCTGCGACACTTCCTGCATCAAGCGGAGTTAATTTAACAGCTTTGAATGCAACAAATTTAGGAAGCGGAACTGTGCCAACAGCTCGTCTGGGAACAGGCACTGCATCAAGTTCAACAGTATTGTACGGAGATCAGACCTACAAGGCGGAGCCAGGCGGTGTGAATACTCCATTGTTTAGTGCTGGTCCAATAGCAGCCATTCCTTATATATCTAGCGGTGTTTGGACTAAAGTACCGTTTAGTAGGGAATGGTGGAGTGAAGGAGGGACTTACGATACAACTAATTATAGATGGACTCCAGGTACGGCTGGGAAATATTTCTTAATGGCATGGGTAGGTCTTTATTCCTATGATGCTGCCGATTTTTATGCTCAAATCCAGTTTTATAAGAATGGTGCCTTTTCCACTGGAGGGACTACTTCCATTGGTGCTACAAAATATATTGAGAATGACAGTAGTGCTGTTACTACTAACTTTATTAATACAGCTATAGTAGAAGATGATGGGGATGATTATTGGGAGTGTTATATAAACCAAAACACTGGATCCAATGTATATTTGTGGAACAATGGGCATCATACAAATTTTATGGGATTTAAATTAATAGAATAGGATTATAATATGGCACAAAAAGATTCAAGACGATTAAGTATTGTACTACCTTATCTCTATCCAGATTTAAATAATGAACGCGAAAAGGATTATTATTTACAAAATGATTCTGATGGCACAGGCACTTTCATAGTTTGGCGTAACACCGAAATACCAGAGCCGACTGAACAAGAGTTAGCTAACGCAAAAGAGGATGCTGTTAATGACTTTTGGTGGAAACGATTAAGAACAACAAGAAATAAATTATTAGTGGATAGTGATTGGTCACAAGGTGCAGATATTCCAAGTGATTTAAAATCACCTTATGTTGATTATAGAACTGATTTAAGGGATTTACCAACAACAGTCACTAAACCAGATTTTGACACGTTGAATAATCAAAGTGTTAATAAATGGATTGAAAACATTAATTCCTTGATGCCAACCAAACCAACAGGATAATATATGCAAGTTGACGTTCAAAAAATACTTGATGAAATGAATCACAAGATTGCAACTTTAGATGTGGCACAATCCAAGAACAAAGCCGCCGTCATAGTGTTGAAGGCGAGGGTTGTAGACTTGAAGATAAGAATGGCTGAACTGGAAAAACAAAAGGATAATAAATAAATGAGTTACATAGGCAGAGACGCCAAGCGTGCTGAGATAAAATTAAAATATCCAAAACCGGGAGCCTAGATGTCCTTCGGCGTAGGGGCAATTGGTCAACTGGCTTTTGCTGAGTCAACGACTGGAGACGGATCTTCGATCACGATTGCACCTACTGGAGTTGCTGGGACTTTTAGTGTTGGAAGTGTCGTGCTGGAGTCACTATATGTTCCAACAGGTGTTTCCGCGACTTTTAGTCCAGGAAGTGTCGTACTGGAGTCAAGATATTTTCCAGATGGCGTTGGGGCAACCTTCGCTCTAGGAACGGCGACGATCATAGCGGATGCACTGGTCACCCCTACGGGAGTTTCCTCGACTTTCAGCGTTGGAAGTGTTACACTGGAGTCAACGTACTTTCCAACTGGGGTTGCAGCAACCTTCGCTCTAGGAACGGCTACGGTCACTGGAACGGCGACAGTCATTCCAACAGGAGTGGAAGCAACTTTTGCAGTGGGGGATTTAAAATTAACAATTTGGAACGGAGTGGACGACTCCTCGACAAATACATGGACGGTGGTTCCAACAGGATAAGATATGGCAGACTCGACAATATTAAATCTGGATCTTCAAACGACTGGCGCCAACGCCGGAACGTGGGGGTCAAAGACAAACGATAATTTATCTAAAGTAGAAAATGCAATCAAGGGATATGCGCTTGTGAGCGTTGCCACTTCCGGAACTTTGGCATTGACAACTGCAAGTGGCGGAACAGGCGATGAACAAAGCAGGGCGTCTCTCAGATTAACTGGAACTTTATCCGGTGCAGTGGCGCTTGAATGCGAAGCTCATCCTTATTGGTACTTCATTCATGATACTTCCACTCGTGCAGGGTACGCACTTACATTCGGACCGGCAGGTGGAACAGCACTTACCCTTCCTTATACAAACACAAAATACTTGGTATACACGGACGGGTCAACCATGTTTGATGTACTATCTAATGTAGGAAATATATCATCAGGAGGCACACTTAGCGCCACTGGTGATATTGATTTTGATGGTGGAACTTTCACTTTTAATCAAACTGGTGCGGATTTGGATGCTAGATTTGAAGGATCAGGAGATCCACAGTTATTAAGAACGGAAGCAACCAATGACCGCGTGGGAATTGGAATTGCAGGACCATTGGCCAAGCTTGGTGTGACACAAGAAAAAGCGGCTGGGGCAGTCCCCTGCATAGAACTGGAACAGATTGATGAGGATTTTGCATTTACCAACTACAAGGGACAAACAGCAGTTGACAGCACAAAAAGCATTTCTAGTTCAACGGCTGAAGCTGCGGCAAAGTTTGGAGCCGTAAGAATAAGAATTAATGGTACGGATAAATGGATACGCGTATACGATAGCGCTGTTTAGGAGATTTTAATGCCTTTAATAAAAGTTCAAATAGCACCGGGCGTTGATAAACAGGACACTGAATATGGTGCTGAAGGACGTTGGACCAATACGGACAACGTTCGTTTTCGTTATGGACTTCCAGAAAAGATAGGAGGATGGGCGAAGGTCACATCCGACGCGCTCGTTGGAGCGGCAAGGGGAATCATTACCTGGTTCTCTCTTGATGGTGATCAGTACGCAATCACAGGAACAAACAAGAAACTTTATGTGTACCAGAATGGATCGTGGTATGACATCACACCTATAAGATCCACCGGTGCAAGCATAACGGATTTCACGACAACGGATACTTCCACAAGCGTCACCGCGACTGATGCATCCCACGGAGCGATAGAAGGAGATTTTGTTACCATTTCATCCGTGTCAGGAACCGCTAATGGAATAGTGGCGGCGAATCTTGAAGGAGAATTTGAAATTCAATCTGTCACCGACACCAATAATTATGTCATCATCGCCAAATCAGCAGCAACCAGTACTGGGGCGGCTACGGTTACAGCAACAGCTGAATACCAGATTAATACCAATCCAGCCGTTTCCATACTAGGATACGGGTGGGGCGCCGGACCTTGGGGAGGCGTCAGTGGCGGACCGGGATGGGGAAAATCCCGTGCTTCCTTGGCTGCACCGAACAGCGTGGAACTTGATTCTGGAAAATGGTCACTTGATAACTGGGGTGAGGATGTACTGGCACAACAATTAAACGGTGGACTTTATTACTGGGACACTTCCGCTAGTACCACCACCGTTCAACGTGCTTCAGTGACACCTGTCTCTGCTGCTCCTACATCTAGTAGGTTCATGCTGGTATCAGGTACTGACAGGCATGTTATATGCCTAGGAACTGAAACGACTATTGGAACAGCAACTACCCGTGATGACATGTTTATTCGTTGGTGTGATCAGGAAGATGTTAATGATTGGGCTCCAACAGCGACTAACACTGCTGGTTCACAAAGACTGACGGATGGATCAAAACTTGTGGCGGCTGAACGATCACGTGGTGCTGTATTAATATGGACTGATAATGCTTTGTACCAGATGCAATTAATTGGTGCGCCGTTCACCTTTGGTTTTCAACAACTTGGTTCCGCTTGTGGAGCTTGCGGATTGCATGCAACAGTGGAAAGTAATGGAAGATCATTCTGGATGGGAACGGATTCATTCTTCATGTTTGACGGTTCGGTGCAGAAGATTCCGTGTTCGATAGAGGATTTTGTTTTTAAGGACATAGATCCAGCATCACAGAAGGATACTTTTGCGGCGTTGAACAGTGAGTTTAATGAAGTTACTTGGTTTTATCCTTCAGATGGATCTTCCGTGATAGACAGGTTGGCAACTTATAATTATGCGGAAAAAGTATGGTACAATGGAACATTGTCTCGCTCTTCATGGGCGGATAAGGGAGTATACCAATATCCTTATGCAACAGAATACAACGCAACTGATTCAACAGCGACCATAAGCACCATCAC